GTCCGAGTTCTCTAAAGGCGTAAGGTTTGTTGTAAGTCCGGACAGTAAAAATGCATGTACTTTTGATGAACTTTTAAATAAGGTCAAAGAGTGTTTCGGTGAAGACAAGGTATCGGCAGGAACAGCGCAAAACAAATATGCGCCTGAGTTAAAATATAACACAATAATTATTTTAGACTAATATAATGTATATTGATGACAAAATAGTGTCAAGGGCACTTAATGAAGCTATAGAAAATATTTTAAGAGAAGACAGGACGGAAAATGCCGACGGTACCGTTGAAGTCGATAATTTTTCCGCTATCAAAGGTCTTATGAGATTTGAAAATCCGGGAGACAGTCTTTATTTCATCCAAATAAAAAAACGCGACAAGGATAATCCGGGACAGCACTCAATGTATCAAGCTGCAATGCATCTGAAAGAATATTTCATAAAATCACCTGAAGAATTCCAACGTGCAGAAAGTGAAATAAAGGAGATATGCAGAAAAGAAACGGCACGGGCTTATATTTGGCTTAATCCGCGTTCGGAGGCTGTTGTAAACCAATATGCCGAAAGGAATATGGCCATGTGGAGAAGGCATCCTTCACTCGGAAGAAAGTATGGATGGAAATCAAAAGTATTGGCCGCTGCGAAGAGTATTGATATGGACGAAAGACCTTTATGTTTCATAGATGTCGATTCTGACGATCAGAAAGATATTGATGCCGTTGTTGATATTGTTAAAAGAGCGGGTATTAAACCTCTTTATAGTTATAGAAGTTTAAACAATGGATTACACATGATACTTCCGAATAAAGAGGACGCCAAAAAGTTGGATTTTTCATCTGTGAACGGAGACTTGAGCGGCATGGGCAGAAAAGTACAAATGAACGCAAAGGTTGGCATCGAAATAGACAAGCCCGTACTGTTATATGCCTGCTTGAAACCACAGGGATATGGAAAACAGCAGGCGAGATTTGCGAAATGGACGAAGAGATAAACTACCGAAAATAGGAAAGTTGTTGGGCACAATCTTATTTAATTTTTGTATATTTGCTTTATGAAACAAGTGATAAAATTAACAGAATCTGACTTGCATAGGATTGTGAAAGAGTCCGTGAATAAGATACTATGCGAAAGAGATTTATTTGAATCTCAACAATCAGATTTAGGCAAATTCATTCAAGAATTAGATGGTATTTTTGATGTAAAACTACATAATTACAATCCAAGAGAAAAAGGGCGGTGTTTGGCTTACATAACCACTGATACATTTGATAAGAATAATAATGATTTTAAATCATTAATGAATAAGTACCAAGTGTTCATATCTGGTGTTGATGAGTTTGATGCACCTGATGGAACAATACAAGTGAATTTTGAATCCAAATATCCTGAAGATGTAACTAAATATATATATAAAAGTTCAAGAGTGTTGTATCATCTAACAAGACAAAGTCGCATTAAACAAATTGAAAAAGAAGGTGTAAAACCTATTGCTGCAAGTGAGTTTAAGCGAATTTGGTACCCAGAACGCATATATCTTTTGACAGACAGATGCACGATACAAGATATTAAGACATATGCAAGGCAATTAGGTACATCTTATATTGTTATATGTGATATTGGGAAAATGGGGTATGATTATAATTTTTACAAAGACCCACAAAGCCTTGAGAATTTTTCAGTTTTTACCGACAAACCTATACCAAGAGAATGTATAGAGATTAAAAAAATAAAGGATTTTTTAAACTATGGGGTATAATTCTATATAATTATTACTGCTATGTCATTGTCAAAAACATGGAAGAATTTTTAAGGCAGCACCTTTTTGTTGAATATTACTTTAACGGCGGACTTATCACAGAGGGGAGAGATTTCCTGTTCGAGGAATTCGGTATCTTCAAAGGTTGTTTTGAATTGGCAAAAGAAATATACTCAAAAATAGTTGGCAGAGATTCTGATGATGATATTTTAATAAAAAGTGATTTAAATTGGCTTGATAATATTGTTATAGAGATAGATGAAAAAAGTGATGACTTCGGATATTTCTCAAATAGAACAATTCTAAATACCAACGGAAGTTTTTATAAGATAATTATAAGCGTACCAAAAGTCACAAATTATAATTTTATTGGTTCAATAATGCACGAACTGCTTCATGCATATCAGGATTATAATCTTAGGAAAAAGAACACATCTTTGTTGAGTAAAAACATCAATTCAAAATATTTTGATAATTACAGACTTGGCTCTGATGAAAATGATAAGGTGTCATATATTGTTTCTAAACTTTTATATTATCTTAATTTCTATGAGAAAAACGCTTATATAGCATCACTAACAGGTTTGTTGTACGGAACCGACAAAGAATTCAACACAGTAAATGATGTATTTAATTTCGTAAAGTCTACGAATATATACAAAAACTATCAGATACTTAATAGTTTTGTCGAACAAATTGAATGGGTACGAAACAGCGGTAATGAAGATTTGAAAAAGAAGATATCCCAAGAAGTTTCTAAAAGAAGCAATTTGAATTTTAAAAACTTTGGGCAATTAGTATCATTCTTCAGAAATAAAATCAACCAAATAACACTAAAGATTAACAAGGAAATACCTAAAATAATACATAAGTATTTTTCTCTTCCGGAAACAATGATACCGTCAAGCGATAAAATATTAAAAGACATTAAACTAAAATAAGCAGTGAATTAATCCACTGCTTATTCTTTATTTATTCACCGTAAACTCTTTAATTGTGAAATTTGGTATATTTTTTCCGACCATAATAGTTATTAAGCATCCTTCTTTTCAGCCCTAAACTCATGATATTGCTATGTCGTAATTTTAAAGTATTTATTTTACGTTGGGTTGGTTTCTGTTCCCGTTGCCGTCGGTGTTGGTGTTACGCTGATATCGCCATAGTCGCCGCATACGCCAAATCCATTTACGATAGAAACCTCATACGTGTGGTTTGCTATAAATGAAGGCGTCCCACCGACCCAATTGATGGTTTGGTTGGTATTGTTTTTACGGTAATTTATGGTTGGTGCTCCGGTGAAATTTGTTTTAAACCTAAAAATAAATTCATTTACAATGTTGCTCTGTTCTTTGTCGCCATCAAGGTTTATGGTTGTACCTTCTTCAGCATTGTATTGGCCTGTCGTTAAGTCATAGTATTTATTTGGATTTAAAGTAACTACTGACGGTTGTCCTGAAGGGATTGAGGAGCCGGAATACTCCATTTTTCCAACATGATAATCAGTACCACCGATATTTAATTTTTCTAAAACTCCCATGGTTTATATCGTTTTATTAAAAAGTAAAAATTTATTATCATTTTTAAACATAAAATTTGAAAGAATTTAACCTGTTCATCCAACCTTTAAGGAATACTTTTTGGCTTGGATTTCTCTTCACTATATCTTCGTAGTGCTTTTTGCGCCTGTTCCATAGTTTATAGAAAAGTTCTGCTTGGTTCGGATAATTGTTAATGGCTGCAATAGTCTTGGGACCGACTACGCCGTCAGCCGTTACGCCCAACACTTGCTGAGGGTATTTAATACCCCACGTCCCTGAATTGAAAGTCCAATCAACGAGAAGGTTTGCTATACTTTGCGTTTTAATTTCGTCGGCTTTCCAACGGTCCCAATATCCCTTTTTAAAGACATGATTCCATTGTTCATCCGTAATATGTTTGAGGTCGTTAACGGTTTTTGCTTTTCCGAAATATTTCCTAAACGTTGACAGTGTGACACCTTTATTGGTTGCGCCTCCCGGATCGTTTGGGTGATTAACAAACCCGCCTTCCCATTTAAGTATAATAGGTTTTAATATTTTAAAATCTGCCATAATTTTTCTAATTTAGAATGTAAAGTCATCATTTTCGTTGTTATTTCCGAATACGGAACTATAGAAGAATTCAGGCTTTGCGTTTTCTTTGTTTTTCCAATATTTTGATATCTCCGAAATCTCTGCCTTTGGTGTAAGATCTTCCACATATTCGTTCCAAAGAGGTGATGTAAAATCATTTTTAAACATCTCAGAATTTGAGCCGCTGCTATCTAATTTTCTGCTCCTTATGGCGTTCAAGACATCTTTTGGTATGATTTGTGTTCCTTTCGCTATTTTTACGCATAAAAAATATAAATCTTTGACATCTTTGTATTTCTCGTCAAAAAACAGATAATTCCAAATAACAGGGTTTTGGTATATGACTAAAATGCATTGGTAGAAAGATGTACTCTTTCCGACAACATCTTCAATTTTCTTTTTATTTTCGGGGCTATATCCATCTAAGTTTATATTATTTGAATGCATGTAGTTTGGGTCAACATACCATATGTGCTTGTCAAGTAATTCCCCGCTTTTATGTTTGTGCGTTATTTTTTCTATTGTATTTTCCAATAGTAATTTTATTTTGCCCATGAATCCGTCAAGTGCTGAGAAGAATTTGTATTTGTCTTCTTCAGAAGACGTCTTTGAAAACGCATTATTAAACATTTCTTCCAACGCATCATTTTTATAATCAATCGAATTAAGTTTATTGATATAAAACTGAAGTGTTTTACCAACGCTTGTACTTTTTGTCAAAGGCATACCTGTTTCAGAATATTGCTGATTCGGGTAATACCCTCTTGTATGCTGCGTGTATCCCGGTCGGTGTATAAAACTATCGTCATACGTTTTAAAGTAAAACCTGTCGGTCGGTTTTAGCGGCTTGTCCTCTACAATGAAAAGTCTTTTAAAACTGTCTTCGCTTAATATTATAGTTTTCATTTATTTTTTCGCACTTAACTTCTATTTATATATATCTAAAAAATAAATATTATCCACTGATTAGATTTGGTCGATAAGTATTAATAATTTTTAAAATTATGTTAGAATACAATTACGAAGGCTACGGATTTGACACGGTAGAACAATTTGTACCTCTTGAGGTTCAGTGTGGGTTTGGCTACAAATATGACAAGAAAAAGGATATCAAACATTCTGAGGTCGAATCTTTCTTTGGCGAAGTTTATAGTAAAGAAGCCGAGCTGACGGTTAAAACCCCGTGTTGCTGCAACAAGCCCGAAATAGAACTCATCGAGCAGGGTGAACCTATAAACAGCGAAAGGACTGAGAATTGATGAGAAAAATTATTATAAACGAGCATCATCTGAATCTTTTGAAGGAATACTATTTTCCTGATTGGTTCAAGAATATCAGCGCGGGGCAAAAAATAAAATTGTTCCACGGTACTTCGTGTGATGCTCTTTATGATATATTCCTTTCCGGCGTTATAAGTGCTTCTAAGGGGAGAAGGCACGGTGAGACAAGCGGTGTTAATTGGTTTTCTACAAATTATCAGGATAACTTTTCACGTGGGGCTGTTTTTTCTATAGAGGTTCCTTATGAAGATTTTGAGAATAGAAAATTCCACTTTATGAATAATTCGGAGGTTATTTCTGAAGATAAAGATATAGACATTTCACAATATAATCTAATGATAGAAAAAATCGGACCATTCTCTATTGAGGGCTTAAAACGTTTATCTGAAAGATGTGCCGATATTTTTGATTTTATTAAAAGGGTTAACCGATTACTTCCATATTATGATTTATGCGCGGTTGATGATCCCATAGCCGTCCAAATCATAAGGCAGGTTTATGGTGAGGATGTCTTGAAATCTGAAGGGATTATAGAAAAAACCATAAAGAATGGAAAGAATTTGTCAGAGGCCAGAATGGATGGTTTTAGGTTGGACGCATTAAGAAACATACCATTTGAACAACGTGTTGAGTATTGTAATAAGATGTTAGGTGACCCGATAGGTGACGGTTCTTCACGTGTAGTATATCAATTGGACGACGGTAGTGTTTTAAAACTCGCAAAGAATGAAAAAGGCGTTGCCCAAAATAAATTGGAAATAGAATATAGCAAGGAGAATTATTCTAAAAACTTAGATTTATTTCCGAATGTTTTAAACGGGACTGATGAAAATAAATTCTTATGGGTTGTCTCTGAATATGTTTTGCCCGCAAAAGAACAAGATTTTGGGAAAGTGTGCGGTTTTCCTTGGGAAATGGTTAAAAGTTTTATTGCTTGGTGTGGAAATATAAGGAAAGACGTACACGGTGGCGCTTGCAGTGATGAAGATGCCGAATACATGCTTGACGAGGATAGTGGCCGTGAGGGTTTTTTAATTAACCTGATGGATTTTATAAACTCATTTAACGCATCCGCCGCTGATTTGCTAAGGATAGAAAATTGGGGTATGTGTATGCGAAACGGAAAGCCTAAAATGGTCATATTGGATAGTGGGCTGAATGAAAATGTGTGGATAAAAAATTACATGATGGACAGACTTAAGACGGAATCCAAAAAGAGTACAAAAAACGATGTCAACCCTTCTGTTGACGATGAATACATGATAGCATCCGAAGGTGGGGCGAATGATTATTTTCATGTTGTAAATGAAAACATAGAAAATGAAGTCGAAGCATCTGAAGTAGATATGTCCTCATTTAAGAAAAATAAGACTTTGGCTCCAAAAATATGGGACGGAAACAAACTAAATTCAAAAGTAAGACTTAAATTGTTGGATATCGCCGATTCTTTTTGGGAAACTGTGGATATAAATTGGGTTGAACCCAAAGGAATGATGTTGGTCGGCTCGATATGTAATTATAATTGGTCAAAATTTTCTGATATAGATCTTCATATAGTCGTAGATTTTAACGAAATAAGCGAAAATAAAGATTTTGTTCAAGATTACTTCAACGCTAAGAAAAACGAATGGAACAACCTGCATGACAATTTAACAATGTATGGTTTCCCCGTTGAATTGTATGTTGAGGATATTGATGCGGACACTTCTTCCGGTGGAAAATATGACCTCGAAAAAAATACGTGGATAAAGAAACCGAATATGGACGGCATAAAGCAGATTGGCCTTGAAAAGTATGAAATAAAGGAGTTGTCAGCCAAATATATGACAAAAATAGATGACCTGTGTGACATGTCGGACACGGAAGACGAGTATGTTTTAAGGAAAACGGGAGAAAAGGCTTCTAAATTATGGAAGAAAATAAAGGCTATGCGAAAATATGGCGTAGACAGAGGCGGAGAAAGCGACCAATTTAACATAATGTATAAGGTTTTGCGTAGAACCGGTTACTTGGACAAATTGTTCGACCTTAAAAGCGAACTGTTTGATAAACTTCATTCTATTGTTGAACAATGCGGAATATCTCCGGAGTCATTCAAACAAATAGTCCTTACTGAAGAAGTAGTTGCAGATGGAAATGCCGCACATAATGTTTATGACAAGAGATGGAAACAGGAAAGAGAAATACTGAAAAATTTTATAATAAACAACGGAAAACTGCAAACAAGTAAGGAGAACGGCAAAAAATATATGACATATTTTGATTCGATGATATCCAATTACGTTGGCGTTAACTATTGCCTTTGTGTCCAATACGATCCAATGACGCTTGATGTTGGAAACACTGTTTATATAAGGGCTTGCGACAAATTCACGGACAGAATGTTTACTGCACAAAACGATACAAGCGGATATGATAATGTTTCCGGTACGAAAGATGATATTGGTTGAAAATCAAAACTATTTTATTTTTTTGTAAAAAACAATATATTTATTATAAATACTTAATTATAAAATCAAATTTGTACAAATGATGAATAATAAAGAAAAAAACTCTGTTCTGGAGCACATGAAGCACCTCATGAACTATGGTATCAATGAGGCTAAAACTCCCGAATACAATACTGTAGAGTATGATAAGATCGGCGCTGATAACAAGCGCTATGGAATTGTACGTGAGGGTACAAAATATTATATTAAAGTTGCCGAGCCAAATGCTGCCGTTATTGCCGAGAATTTTAATTATATCGGCGGCTTTAGGAACCGTAAGGCAAATGAATATAATAGTTTTGCAAATGCACAGAAGAATTTTGACCTCAAGATGATGTCCATCCAAGAGGCTGTTGGCGTAGAATCCGCAAAGAAGGTTATCGCCGAATCTTGGAACAGCAACATTAACAATGAGTATACTACCGAAGCCGGAGAAAAAATGATGCAGGAGATTGCCCGTCAACGTCAGATAATGGAAAACGTTAATGCTATCTATGCTAAGAAACCGGTTGTGATGGAAAAGGTTTCCGAATGCGGTACCCCATTCTGTGAAGACCCTGACAAGGAATACAAAGAAACTACAAAGGATAATATAAAAGGCGGCCCTGCGACTACCGGCAACGCAAAAAAGGCAAATAAGGGCTATAAGGAAGCCTCATTAAAGAATACTGAAATCAAAGAATCTGCCGAAACCCTTGCGTGGAACCGTGAAAAGCCTGATTATATGGATACAACACATGGTACTGAGGTTGGCGATTCTACTCCTTTCGACGCTGAAGAAGGCCGTCAGATAGACAATAATAAGCAGGTTACTAAAACGGGTGAACTTGAAAACGGTACAGTTGCAGAATGCAAATGTGGTAAAAAGGATTGCCCCGAATGTGGTAAAAAAGAATTGAAGGAATCTGATGCAATGATTGATAACGATGATGATCAGAATAAGCCTGAAGTTGGTACTAACGAACGTGGTGATGACACTCCTTTCGACGCTGAAGAAGGCCGTCAGATAGATGAGGCTATCGAAGATATCGAAACCACCGAAGACGTTGAAGATGCTGATGCCGATGACGAAGACGGTGTTCCATTCCCTGAAGTTGAGGATGAAGTTGAGGATATTGATGACGAAGACGAAGGTGCTGAAGATGAGGATGAAGATAGCGAAGTTGAATACGAACTTGAATCTGATGATGAGGATACAGAAATGCGTTTGCAATCTTTGGAAAATTTAGTAAGGGCTATTGCTGATAAATTAGATGTGTCCGAAGCCGACGAACCTTTGAACGATTATGAAGACGAACCACTTTATGATGACGATGATGAAACTGATGATGAAGATGATTTCTCCGTAGTTGAATCTGCCTCATTCCGTCGTTTGAGGAAACAAGGGAGAATCAATGAGGACAAGTTAGATGTGTTCGGTAAACATCCCGCCTATCAGAAGAAGGTTATGGAACTCCCGACTTCAAAGCACAATGAGAAAGAAGGTTATTACGACATGAATGACGACAGTGCTAAGAGCGAAGAACCTTATGGAAGGTCTATCGGAAAGGGCAAGCCGTTTGAAGTAAATCCTGAAACAATTGAGAATGCAATTGCTGAAAGTGTTATCAAGGTGTTAAAAAAAGGCAGGCGATAACTGAAAAGCACGTGTTGAGGCTGCCAAAACAGGAGCCTGTGCCAATGCCTGAAGAGCCTTTTGCAGATATGCCTGATAATAGTGAATTAGGTATGGGTCAAATGGAACAGGTGCCCCAAGATATGGGAGATGGTAGCCAAAATGTACCGAACGGAGGTGAAGACCAAGAACTGTTAAATATTATCTCGTCTCTGGACGATGACAGTAAGAAAGCAGTTAAAAAATATGCCGAAAGTATGTCTGAAAAGTCTGAAGGGCAAAATCAAAATCAAGGTCAGCAGCCTCAGATGGAAAGTGTTAACAACGACGTTGATTCAATTGTAACGGAAATAACGAGTTCGTTGTTTGATGACGGAAAACCGACTTTTAAGCGCAGTGAAAGAAAGATAACAAACAAAGAAATAGGAAGAGATAATCCGTTTATAAGTCGAAGGTAAATAAAAAGCAGGGGTTAATCCTCTGCTTTTTTTGATGTTATTATGTATTTATAGTTATACAAATCAATTGTCATGAAAAAAATTTTCGAAAAAAAAGATTTAAGATTAAAAGAAGATTACAACGGGTCGTCTTCCACATATGTAACATCTGACAAGGCAGGTGCAAGTACGGCCAATATTGCTTCTGACGTAAATAAGGCCCATGCAAAGAATCCAAACGAAAAAGACTTTACGGTAAATTCAGGTGATTATAATGGGAACTCATCCGATGATAATTTAAACATACAAGTAAACGGTAATAACGCTGCTTCCATGCAACAGAATCTGAATAAACAAATGGCTAACCCTGTTGTCAAGAAGGCCGTGGAAAACGGAAAAGCCACAATAAATTATCATTTTGAAAGCGTGATGTTCACAAAGGGTGAATTAAATGAAATCTTCAAAAACTTATAAAATGCGAAAAAGGATAATCATAAAAGAATCAGCACTTGAGGCTCTGAAAAGAGTAGAAGAATATAAACTTCCTGATTTCTTGTATAAAGCCTTAAAGAACAAAAAAACTTCTTTAGGGGAAAATCCTGCGTTTCCTTCGGGAGGGTACTATGATTTTGACTACTGCCTTATAAAGGAAAGGTATAAACAAGTTAAGGATAATGTACTTAATATTCTAAATACTAATAACATTGATGTTGATGATCTCTCAAATCTTTTAAATAAACTATATTTTAAAGCTCGTGAAATAGAGAAGCCTTTGAAAACTTATCTTGAGAGACTGTGCGAGAATATTGTTAACAAATATCTTTGTATACCTCCTGAAACGGTGAATTTAGAATGCTCTTTAGTGGATGAAGTACAAAACAAATTTTCAATGCGTATTACGCCTGAAGAGACGAATGAAAATGAGTATGAGGATGCGAGTGATTTCGATTCGTTTAACTCTGAGATAATGAAAAGGCGCTTTATCGATTCTTTAATACAAGGTTTCTCATATAACCTGTGTGAACAATCCGTATTTGACGACAGTGATGTTCGTGAGAGTATAAATAAAGTTAGCCCTGAATTATTGGATATTTATAAAAAAATCATGGCTATTGATGATTATCTTATATTTGTTAAATCAGATAAGATAAGCGACGAGAACCCTATGCAGACATCATATGTCGAAGTAAGGCTTGGGCACGGAAAAAATAGGACGGACATTAAATCCGTTGGAGTTTTATTCCCTTACCTTTTAAAGGAAACGTTCAAGGGATTTTTTGAATTATTTTCTTCGCATGGATTACCAAAAGATAATAAAAGGGCTATGGCCGTAATAAAAAACGCTGATTTTATTAAAGCCGAGCCTTGGGATATTCGTTTTGGCAAAGCACTTGTTGACAAAATGAATCTTCCTGAAGAAAAAACCGACGTTCTCCCGTTCTTCTTCACATCTCTTTGCAAATTCGATACAAGTGAGTTTAACAGGATAATTAAGGAAATTTTACTTCAGACAAAAGAGGGCAAAAAATTTATAGAAGAAGAATATTCGGCCATATTAAATGATATTGAATATGGTAAGTTTAAAGAAACTATTCAGCAGAAGAATTTAGACCATTCTCTTATTGTTGACGGAATAATGACAGAAGAAGAGATAGACAACTACCAAATAGAAGAAGGAGACACGGATAAATATGAGAAACTAATAAACGCTGATGCGACTGAAATAGACTTCAGTGCGGATGAGATAGGCGTACCGTCGTTAGGTAAAGGTCCAAAACATCCGATATATCAACTAAACATTATTATTGGAGATGAAACATATACTTCTGAAGATGGTATAAATATGATGGCCGAAGATGTTTCTGAGGGATTATATCAATTGCACATTTATATTGCACCAAATCTAAGGAGAAAGGGCTTGGCAGAAAAACTTTATTATGCGTTTCTTATAAAATGTTCCGACATAGTTAGTTTGTTTAAAAACAGGACAAGAACAGCACATAGTGAACTCGATCCCTCAAAAATGAATTCTATGGATGACGCTATACCCGGACTTTGGAATAAGTTGTCACAATTACCGGGCGTGACGGTTTCGGATTATAAAAATGACAACGGGGTTACTATAGGACAAATCGCGAGATATTTCGGTCAAAAATAGTGAATTATCGGTAAATAATCGCGCTAAATATATGGTTTTGGCGCGATTGTTATACTTATAATAATTTTTATTGTTCTAATAAAAAAGAAAGGAATTATATGGATTATAACGAAATGATGAAAGATTATGCCCTGTGCTACGGGGATAAATCAAGGATATTATTTATAGAAAAATATTTATACACCTTTAATGCTATGCGAGGAAAGAAAACCCCGTTTAAACTCTTCCCTCGTCAACGCGTGTTCCTTGAAACTTTAGCCAAAGTAAAAAATATTGTTTCTATTAAACCGAGGCAGTGTGGTATAACGACGTTAACTTCAGCATGGGCTTGTGGCCAATGCACATTTGCCGATGCGGATTCACCGGAAACAATATTGTGCATAGGTAATAAACTTGACTTGGCCCAACAACTTATAACAAAAATACGCGATTTTTTAACACAAGTGCCCAGGTGGTATTGGGGGGATGATTATTATTCACCAGACCCAAGAGACAAAAAGAATCATATAAGTATTTTTGTAAAGGACTCTAAATCAGAATTAGAATTATTCAATGGATGTAAAGTCATAGCCCGTTCTTCAGGTGAGAACGCTGCACGTGGTATATCGGCGGTTTCTATCCTCATACTTGATGAGGCGGCATTTATTGAAAATGGAACTGCGGTTTATTCAACGGCTGCTGCAACAATGTCATCAAACCCGAACGCAAAAACGGTTATGGTTAGCACACCTAACGGAAAAGACCCGTTGTACTATGAGACATATAGATTGGCCTTGGCAAAAGAAAATAACTTCACCGCAGTACAATTCAGGTGGTATCAAGACCCAAGATACAACAAGCGGCTTAAATGGTATAAAAAGAATAAAAAGACCGGTGAAATTATGTATGATGCCGATGAGGTTATTGATAACGAGGGAAACATCAAATACAACGAAGAAAGGTGGGATAAACTTGTCCGTGACGGATGGACACCGACTTCCCCATGGTATGTTGAAATGTGCCAATCATTTAACAACGACAAAGTAAAAATAGCACAGGAACTTGATGTGTCGTTTGTTGGTTCTTCTGACAATGTAATTGATCCGGAATATATAGAGATGCAGGAAAAATATAACGTGAGGGAACCTCTTAAGGACATGTCAGATCCTATGGTTGAAGAAACTTGGTTTTGGAAGGCGCCGATAAAAGGACATAGATATATTTGCTCATGTGACCCTTCAAGAGGAAGTTCCGACGATAATACCGCAATTGAGATAATAGACATGGACGGAACCGATGAAAATGGGCTTCCGATAGTAGAACAAGTCATGCAGTATTATGGCAGAAAGTTAGGTGATGACGTCGGAGAAATGTTATATCAATATGCCACGTTATATAATAACGCATACGTTGTAATAGACTGTACAAATGGCCTTGGTGATGTTCCTTTGTTCGTACTGATAAACAAGGGATATAAAAACCTGTATTACGATGATAAAGACTTGAAAAAATATAGTATTCAAGACCCGTCAAGACCTTACATAGAGCCGAGTTCAGATTTATTACCGGGATTCCATATGCAGGGTAATAGATATCCGGTACTCTCAAATTTTGCAAATATGGTTAGAAATAACGAGTTTAAGATAAGATCTGTAAGGACTATAAATGAACTCGACACGTGGATTTTCAAGGGAGAAGCGAAAAGAATGGACCATATGGATGGAAGTCATGATGACTCAATAACATGCTTGGCAATGGCATTGTTTGTCATGGTTTACCATATAAGAAAAAAGAAGCAAGCAAAGAAATGGATTCTGCTATACTCAAGGCTTATTTTATGGGCGGAGGTGTAAATAGGAAAACAAGTTATGACAACGAACACAAGACAATGGACCCAAAAAACGGCCTGCCGTTCTATAAAACGAACGGTTATGTGTCAAACGAAGGGCTTTCAGGTAATTATATGTGGCTATTTGGCAAATAATAGATTATAATTGTCTTGAAAAGAAATTGTTTTTCACTATCTTTTAAATAGCAGGTTGGGCATATGACAATTATATACTTTTTGACCCTATGAACTATTTATAGTAAGCGTGACCCACTCGATAGGTCTTAATACTACGGCATTCAGCAGGTTTGACTGAAAAATAGTGTCCATAGGCATGAGGGTAGTTCACAATAAGAGCGATACGATTATGGCAAAAAAGAATAATACAATATTTCAAAATTTAAACAGTGCTATTTCCGGTGATTGGGGCAAGCCTATCCAACACACAAATACATATGACATGTCGGGAAATAACAATGTTATATACCGTACAACGGACAAAAATGATTATGAAACCAAAAAGTTGGAATTACAACAAGATAATTGGCTTCAGAACAGGTGGCTTAAGGCCAACCTTGATTTGTCCATGTCTGAATACAACGGACTTAACAATGTAAAGATGATGTACAGGGATGCTGACCTTATGGACAACTACCCTGAGATAGGCGCAGTGCTTGATACGGTAGCTGAAGAGTCTTCAATAGCAAGTTCTAAGAACAACATGATAGTGAATGTATTTTCTAAATCAGATAGAATTAAAAGCGTTATTGAGGATTTGCTTGTAAATAGGCTGAACCTAAACGTTACCGCTGTTATGGTTATTAGGGCGCTTTGTAAATACGGTAATCAGTTTATGCTGCTTGACGTAGACAGGAAATCAGGTGTAAAAGGGTGGAGACAATTACCTGTTTATGATGTCGATAGAATAGAAAATGGCATCACAAACCCTTATGGTAGCGGTAAAAGTGCTTTAATTTCACAAAATTCAGATGAAAGCAAATTGTTCAAAACGGAATTCGTGTGGAATGGCGGGACGAATAACCAAATACCATTTAAAGATTGGCAAATAGCACATTTCAGGTTATTAACCAATTCACTGTTTTTGCCATATGGAATCAGTTTCTTAAATTCTTCAAGAAGACATTGGCGCCTTCTTTCCATCATGGAAGATATGATGCTTCTTTATAGAATGGAACGTTCGATAGAAAGACGTGTTTATAAAGTGTTTGTCGGAAATATAGACCCACAAGACGTCGGCGCTTACATGGACGAGATAGCAAATAGATTTAAGAGAACACCCATCGTCGATCCAATGACGGGCCAAATAGACCTTAGAAAGAATTTTAGCGCACAAGACACTGATATTTTCATACCTGTTAGGAATGAAAACGCACCGACACCAATAGACACACTGTCAGCAGCACAGAATCTTACTGCAATCGATGATATAAAATTTGTCCAAAATAAATTGTTCACAGGGTTAAGAGTGCCGAAATCATTTGTTAATTATGAAGAAGCACAAGGTGATGGAAAGAATTTGGCATTGTTGGATGTTAGGTTTACGAGGACAATAAACAGAATACAGCAGGCTTTCCTCATGGAACTTACAAAGGTCGTTTCGATACATTTGTATTTACTCGGATTCGAGGATGACTTGACAAACTTCTCGTTAACCATGAACAACCCTTCGACACAAGCCGAACAACTTGAGGTTGACACCCTGCAAAAGAAAATAGCCGCTGCGCGTGATGCTGTTTCTGACCCTGGAAATGGAATACCAATTATGTCTCAGATGCGTGCCCTTCGTGAGATAATGAAGTGGTCTGACAAAGACATAAAGGAAAACTTGGAAGAAATAAGGCTTGAAAAGGGTCTTGCCGCAGAACTTGACAAAACGGCACAAATCATAAAGCGCACGGGTATGTTTGACACAGTT